AGTGCCTTTTATAACCCTGAGATCCGAAATATATCAATTCAAATAATAATTCGCACCTTGTGATCCTACATTTAAAGATGTTAGACTTAAATCATAACTATCGGTATGAGTTCCAGGTGTTCCTACAGATTTACCATTCACAAATAGGTAAACTGTGCCGCTCGATCTTACAAATGCAACGTGATGCCATCCTCCAGTGGTAATACCTGATGGAGTGTTATAATCCCATGCTACAGCTGCTCGGCCAAATCCTAATTGAGTTCCAAATCTAAACCCAAAGAAAAGACCGCCGGAACCAGAAGCAGATATAATAAAATAATCACCGCTCATCGCATCTAGATTTACCCATGCCTCTATAGTAAAATCACCAGTACCGAAGTCAAAGGATGCATTATCGGATGCAGTTAAGTAATCATTTCCATCAAAGTACACAGAACCACCAACATCATCTGCAGTCCATGCCGAATAATCATATGGGCCAAATGGTTGAGTGTGAACATTACCACTAGGAGTCAAAGTATGTCCATTTGTGGAACCATCAGCAAAGTAAGGAAGATGACATGCCAATACAGAAGTTCCAGATATTGCTGTTAATGGTTCAGTGGGTGGTGTAAAATCTGATGTGTAAACTTGTGAACCAAGTACAAATCTAAAATCTCTTAAATAACCTTTGAGATGATAATATCCATCATTTCTTCTACCAATTGTATTAGTAGATAGTGAACCAAATGACTGTGTTCTTCCTGTTAATGTCTTTACTAGTGTTCCATCGACGTACACTTTAGATGTGTCATTTGAACTAGAATGTATGATTGCCCAATGATGCCATTCATTATTACTTACAGCCATGCTCCACCCATCACCAGCTGTTAAGTAATGCACATAATATGTGTTACTAATTTTTGATATCTGCATATTACCACCAGCACCAGTATTATCAAAAATAGTCCAATCGCTGTTGTCTATAGTATTCAACCAAAATTCAATACTGAAGTCAGTACTTGCACCTGGAACAGTGGTTGATGTAGAAGGGAAAGAAATATAATCACCCGTTCCATCAAAGTATGTACTATATCCACCAGAACGATATGGTGAAAACGTTGATGCAGCGGGTGCACCAGTTTCTGTGAACCCAGTTGATACGTCGCTTGAATTTTGATAAGTGATATTAGCATTAGTTGCAGAGTTGCCTGCAGCCTTCATTAGCAATACTGTACTAGCAGAACCAGCAACAGTAGTTACAAATGCTAAACTGAAATCTTTTGTAGTGGTTGCTATGTTTACACTATCTGTGGTCTTGAATGTCAGAGTAAAGTTACCAGCAACACCACCACTATCTTCACTCAATGGAGTAATGGTAAAGACTGATGAATCCTGTGTGATAGTTGTACCAGTTGCCAACATATTACCATCCGATTCAACAGAATAAGTTAAATGTGCATCAGGTTGATCAGAGTCAGTTGCTGTAATAGTGACAATTGTTGATGTACCGTCAATGGATAATGTAACATTACCAGCCGGATCTAATGTTTGTGTTGGTGTCAAATTAATAAAAGCAGCACTGAACCAACGGTTGCTATCAGAGATGTACATATGACTTGTTGCTCGTACAAATGCCTGATTACCTTTGGTTAGGTTACTACTTGGTAAGGAATCATATGTGTCATAGATGGTCATTGAGTTGACTGATACACCGCTTACAATTTGAGTAACAGTCGCTGAATCTAAAAAGGTTGCTTTATTAGCAAGAGATGTAAATCCCTTATTATCTCTTACTGTACGACTTAGAATCTTTGCATATTCGTGATTTCTGGTAATAATTGGTGGCATATCACATTATCCTGAACTATCAAATGTTACATTGTACCAACCAGTACCATTTGAGATATAATATTTTACAGTGTTACTATCGATAAAAACAGCACTTGTATCACCTGCTGTTAATCCACTTGAAGGAAGATTTATAATTGCATCTCTTGGTGTAACACCACCACCAATACTAGAAGCAAGTGAAATAACAGCAGCAGAATCTAAAATCTTTGCATCTTCATCCTTTGTGAGTAGATTATAATCTTCATTTGCTTTATATTGTTCTCTGGTAAGAGAACTTGATTGTATCTGATTGGATGCAGAGAGCCTTGTCGTAAAAGACTTTTGCTGATTCAGTTTTCCAAGGTATTTTAATATGCTACGATTTCTACTGAAAAATCTAGCCATTGTTAACTCGTGACAGTAAATGAATTTGTTATGGAACCTGTTGATGAATTAACATTTAACAATTCAAAATAACTAAATCTAAATGATGCTTGAAATGTGATAAATTCTGTTCCAGTAGCTGTAGCTTCAAATGATATGTCACCAAGAGAAGTAGGGATTGCATCTAAATACCGAACCTGTTTAGACAAGTTATTGTGACTTGATAATATAGACAGTGTAATATCTGCATGAGGATTAGCGGCACCACCTCTTTGCCGAGTTTTGTTACCATCCATATCCGCAACTTGTATTCTACGGATCCAGTTATACATCTCTGAATAACTTTCCATATTCTCATCTAAAAGAATAGTGGCAGATAACTCATTGATTGTGAGTGATTCTCCTGGATACGGAATACTTTGCATCCTACGGATAGGCATTTCGGATGCCGGCATCATAAGTCCAGGATGCGTAAAGTTCTGAACAAAGAACTCCAAGTTAGGATAATTTGTTCTATCAATCGACAGTTTAAAACTGGTCGGCTGTAGGTAGTTTATATTTGAAGTTAATGTAGCCATACCACTATTTATAAGAGTTTGTGTTAAAAAAAGGGAGGACCGAAGCCCTCCCAGTTTTATAATTGTTATTTAACCTAGCTACCCAGGATATCGTCCACACGGAAGATACGGTAGTACTGGTTAGTCTTTGCAGTTGCAAGACCGTCAGATGGTGAACCACCAACAAATGGGTTTGAGACCATGCCGTAGCGAGTCTTGAAACCGATTTTTGGCTGGAAGGTGTTTTCACCAACCGCACGAACCATTGTTAACGGTACGTATGGGCAGTAGAACAGACCGGCGTCGTATGGGTTGGTACCCTTATAACCTACGTTTACGTAGTCGGTTGTTGCATATGGGTCAATGTACACGCGAGTGCGACCATTCAGTACACCAGCGAAGGTGTTACCTGTATCGTCAACATTCAGGTTAGTTGCCATTGCAGGAGCATAGTCCAACATGCCTGAAGCAGCAAGTGAGGAAGCAACATCTGAAGAACAGATGATGAAGTTACCCTTACCACGGCGTGTTTCTTTTGCAATTACATTTGACTCACGCTCGATCTGCATAATCAGACCTTTGAACTTTTCTACTGACCAGCGGCCATCTGCATCTGTCTGTACGTTGAAGATACCGTTGATGGCAGTGTTTGCAGTAGCAGCACCCAGTTTGGCTTGTGAGTTAATTGTGCGAACAACTTCACGGTTGATTTCAGCCATGATTTCTGTTGACAGAATGTTAGCCAACTCAGTTTCGGCATCCAGACCATGGATTGCTTTCAGGTCTTGTGCCAATTCCAAGGTGTATTCTGCTTTCAGAGCACGTGACTTAGCAGTTACAGTTGCTTTTTCAATGGTGAAGCCCATTTCTGCAAACTGTTCCCCACCTGATACACCCAGAGCTTCTGCTTCCGAAGTTGCATACAGGTCAAGGTTAGCTAGTGGATCACCCAGTGAGTCAGCAATTGTTGAGTCACCGTCACCGTCTAGTGCAGAACCCATGCCTGATGGATCAGTTTCCATAGCAGTTGTCCCTGAGTCACCAGAGAAGTTGATATTAGCTTCGTTAAACAGTGCTTCGTCACCGTTTGAAGTACCAGACTTGGTCTTCTGGTAAGTTGACTTCATAGCGAAGATCAGACCAGTTGGACCAGACATTGGCTGAACACCACAGATATCGTATGCCATCAAGTTAGGCATTGCACGACGTACAAGTGCAATCAGAACTGGATTCCAGTTGTTTGTCACACCAGATGTTACTGTGGTTGTGTTATTGGTTTCGTTCAGAAGACCTTCTTCGCGCAGAGCGATTTCTTGGTTTTCTAGGATAGCAGCTGTGACAGCTTTACGATGTGAATCTTTGATAACGCCTGCTGACTCTTCGTTCAGTACAGGTGCCCATTTTTCCATCAAAGCGTCATAAGATACTTGATTATTCATTGTTTTGGACTCCCAAATTATTTCTTGTTAGTTTTTTGGATTGCTTGAAGATACTGAGCCATAGAACCAGTTGTCTCTACAACGGCTTCACCGTCGTCAGATTCCTCTGTAATGTCAGCAGACTCAGATGATTTTTTGGTAAAGTATGATTCCTTAACTGTCTCAACTTTCTTGGAGAAAGTTTCAGCATCTTCGAAATCAACTTCTGCTACCAAATCCTTAAGTTTTTCAATCTGTGTTTCAGCAAGACCTGAAGCATGTTCACGGATGATTGCATCACGCTTATATGTTTCCAGTTCTTCTTGCATCTGCAGATTTTTAGCAATTGCTTCATTTGAAGTAGCTTCAAGCTCTTCAACTTCAGCTGCAAGTTGGTCAACCAGGTCGACTTTAGACTCAGGAACCTCAATGTATGACTCTGTGAACAGGTCTTTCAGAGAGTTCATAAACTTCTCTGCAATCTCTGTGCGCAGGCCAGCTTGAACGGCAACCTGATTGTCTTCCATCCACTGCTCAACTACGTAGTTAAGATAATTGTCGACTTTTTCAACGAGGTCTGCTTTAGTAGATTCAATCTCTTCTTGCAGTTCTTCGTTATACTTTTCTTCTAACCGATCAATTTCCTCAGACAATTTTGAGCGAATAGCAGTTTCAAAAATGATACCTGCTTTTGACTTAAACTCATCTGAAAGGGTTGCTTCAGACTCAACCAATGCATTTAGATCTTCTGAAAAGTCAGCATTGTATTCAACCATAGGAGTTGCTTCCTCTGATTCTTCAACACTTTCCATTTTCATCTGCATGGCATCCATCATCTTGCCGTATGATGCTTTAAGTTGACCGGCTTTCATGCCTTCCATTTTCTTATACATCGCGTTGATGATACCTGCCTTAGTCTTTGGCATTGGATCTTGTTGAGTGTTATCGGTACTACGCTTCTGTGCAGTACCAGCTGCATCAGCTGCTTTATCAGCGGCATCTACCGCTTGAGCTGGTGCAGTTTTCGGATCGTGAGTTGCGGCTTCCATAACTTCGTCATCTGTCACTTCGTCATGGAGTTCAACTTCCTGATCTTCAATTTGATTTTCATCAGTCATTTTTGACTCCTTTAATTTGATTTAAGCAACGAGAGGAAATTTTTCCATTCACGAACCTGTGTCTCATAGAGATCGGCACGCGGTGCGTTTTTAATTTCAGTCTCAATTTTTTCAATAGCTTGTGCCTCAATAATGCCGTTGTTCCAAACCCACTCAACACCTTCCATAACTCCATTAACGAATGCGCTAGGTGCAGATGGATCCTGAACAATGTCGATGGCGTTCAACATGAAATCACCTTGAACTTCCATCACGCCATTATTGTTCTTCAAACTTCCCATACCACGAGTCGAGACGCCCAATCCAACTCCACCATCAAGCAAACCTTTTACGATATTACCCATTGGTGTGTCCAATATAGTCGCCTTACCCACAACATCGTTACCCTCAAACTTGAGAGATTCAATCTTGTGAGAAACTTTATCTAAATTTACGGTCGGCCCAGCTGGGTGATTCAGTTCACCTACGGCACGACCTTTAGAAACTTGTTCTGTAACATATTTACCTAAAGCCTTTTCCATGATAGGTTTTGGGTATACACGTCCATTTCTGTTTTTAACATTCGCTTGAGCAAATATACCTTCAATTGTATATTTTTTGTTGCCCTTCTCATCAGCTTCTGAGATATACTGTAGATCCTGTTCAAGGAATTCCGATATAAGTTTCATTTGTTATAAGCCTTTATAAACTCTTGAGCCGCTTTCATGGCCTCTTTTTCGTTTTTATATCTGTCCAGTCTATCACCATCAACATAGGCAACGAAACCAGATGGTTCTTTATAAACCTCAACTTTTATCTTACCAATTCTTTTATTGGTAACTAATTTACCTGTAGGTTTTCTTCCAGATAATTCTCTGATTTGCCCGAATGTTTTCATTTGTTACCTTTATTTATAACTTTATTATTTTTAAGAAGTTTCTTCCTCATCTTCTAGATCCAAGTCCTCGTCCTCGGCCTCTTCTTCTTCCACTTCATCGTCATCTTCTGTCTCAAGGTCAAGTTCGAGCTGATCACCATCCTCATCCCCCAGGATGTCTTCTTCATCTTCATCATCTGGTTCCACTCCGTTATAGATTTGCCCAGCGATTCGAATCTTTTCTTGATCCAAAACATCTGAAAGTTTGGCGGACATTATCTCACCAAATGTTTTACTTGCTTTATTATAATCTTGGTCAAGTGCTTGTTGCACTAACTGTCTTGCCATTTCACTCATTATCATCTCCTTGAGGTTCTTCTTCATCCTGTGGTTCTTCATCAGGAATCTCTTGTTCTGGTGGTTGTTGTCCAGGTGCCTCTACCTCACCACCATTTTGTTCATCTTCAATTTCTTCCTTCATCTTCTCGATATCTTCATCGGAAAGCATAAGGATGTTTTTCATTACCCAATTCTTAGAATAATATTCACCAACATAGTTTGCAGCTTGATCCAACATAGCAAATCTATTCTGCATTAACTCCGCATCACGAAGTTCCGCAAAGTGGTTATCCTTTACATAATCCAAAGTGATGTCATTCTTAAATAGATCCCAATCTTCTTCTGTTAGGATACCTTTAAGGATAAGTTGTTTTTTGAGAATACCATAAAATAGATGCGCAAACCGAGTACGAATTCTGTCAATAAACTTTTGAAACTTTAATTCGTCTCGATTAATTTCAGTTGAACGACCTAGAATACCTGCAGCTTGATCCGGTTCTAATCTGCTGATAGGAACATTGAGTGACCGATACATTCTCTTTTGGAAGTAGATAATATCATCAATCTGGCCTAAGTTTTCCCCACCAGGTAATGTAGTAATCTCTGTACCTCTACCACCTTCACGACGTGGTAACCAGAAATCTTCCAACATAGACTGATGTTTGCGGTCATCACGAATCTCGCCAGTTTGTGCATCATAGACAAGTTTGTTACGATACTTGGCCATGATATCTTTCATATACTGTTCGGATTTACCACGAGGTAAATTACCTACATCAATATAGAAGATACGGCGTTCTGGCGCACGTGACAGACGGTAGATGACCAAAGCATCTTCCATCATACGTAGTTGGTTAATAGGTTTCAGTGCTTTATGTAGATGTGAAACAATCTGTTTACGATCTTCTGATAATAGACCAGATGTAACATAACTAATAGAATCATTAGTCATCTTTACACCAGATGTTGACTGCCCAGGTTTCTCTTGGAAAACAAAGAACTCTTCGGTCTTTTCTACAATTTTTGCGCCGGTTACTGGATCCTTTTTATATTTGACCTTTTTAACTTTGCGCATCTTAGCAGCATCGATAGGTCTAATCTCTTGGATACCCTCTTTAGGATTATCCTCATTCACTACAAGGTGATGATACAAACGACCGTCAACATACCAACGGCGGAATATATCATGCCCTAGTTCCTTGAAGTTTAACATACCGTAGATTTGATCAAATTCTTCTTTAATAAGTTTTTTAATTCTATCTGGTGCCTTAACATCATCCATGTTGATGTCTAGGTTTTGTTCTAATTCACTAGAACTAATTGATTCATTAACAATATCCTCAATCGCTGCATCTACCTCTGGGTGCATCGCATTACCACGATACTTCATAATCAATTGATAGTTGTCTTTAGAATCATTTCCGTCAAGATTTAAGTACTGCCCATAATGTGATCCACTGGCAGTAGCATAACTTCCACCTTCGTCATCACGAGGTGGTACAATAGAAGGACGTAGTTTTTCTTCTTCTTTTTTCTTTGCTCTGGTGATTTGGAAACCAAAGAGATTAAATCCCTCTGAACCACCCTGTTGTTCTTCTGCCATATTGATTCCTTCAAATAAGTAAGGGAGGAGACTGAGTCACCCCAGTCTCCCTTCATATGTTTATTTATGTGGTTGTATCAGACTCATAATACTGATATGACCACGTGCAGGTAAAGTTCTCGATCGCATCATTCGAGGAGAAATCCAATGCAATTTCTGAAATGTTTGCAGGATATGCACCACGGAAGGTGTATGTTTTCAACACAGCACCTGACCGATCAAGTTGTTCTACCTTAAGGTCTGCTTCATATGCAATTGGTGCTTCTAGACCAGTGTTTGCACTATGAGCATTGATACCGTTCATCCATCTTTCAAGTGCATTACGTACCGCAAAATCAGTGTCGTTAACAATAGTAGTTGTCCACTGATCAAATGTACGGTCACCAGCCATTTTTAACTGACGTCCGCGGAACGGTACAATAATTTCACCCATCGCAGAGGAAGGCAAAGACGCTGCAGACACCATAAAAGATGTAAGTTCTGCATCACCATTTGCATACCCAGGATAGTTAATTGTTACCTGAAAGAGGTTAGGACGAGCACCGCCACCTCTTAGTTTTGCCTTAAAATCATCAACTCCGAGAATTGCCATTGTTTACCTCCTTACACCGTGCCTACGACTTCTTCGAAGTCAACACCTGTACGAACAGCAACAAAGTTCAGAGTCACATAGTTAATAGACCGAGCAGGTTTAATGAAGATGTTGGCGATAAACTCGTTACGATCAACAACTGCTGGTGTATTATTTGTTTCGTCACATACTACACGGAAATCGGTAATACCACGACGACCTCTCACTTCTCTGAGTACTGGTTCTACAATGTTGACAAACTCTGCCCGAGTAAACTCATCGTTAAACTCGAACATAACTTGTTCAGCTGCACGACCAATCGCACGTTCCAACACCAAGAATAGGCGACGGACGTTGATACGGTCAAACGCAGATGGACGACCAAGTTTTGTTTTGTCACCAAACAACAACACACCTTGGCCAGGAATGTTTGCAATCGGATTTACACCTGCTTTATACAGAGTGTCCCGTTGTGACTTAGTTGGTGAATATGAAATTGCAGTGATACCAAGATACTGACCACGCCGTGAGCCTGCAGGTGAGAACCAAGGAGCACGGTTAAGATCCGTAGCAGCCATGATACCGGCAGTAGACGATGCAGCAGGAATGTTGATATACTGATCATTAAACTTATCATATATTTTCAGATAGTTACCATCTGCTACAAGATATGATGAGTTAGTGAATGTATTTGCAGTTGCGACAATATTATTTGTCATAGTTGCAGTGTTTGTCAGATTAACAACGTCTGCTCTACATGGAGAAGCAGCAACAACACAATCTTTACGAAGTGATTGTGCAGTTGTAATTAGGTCATTAACAACAGTTGTATGAGCTTCTCTTGCAGGCATACCTGGTGCAATTAAGAAGTCAACCTCTACAATGTCTTTGTCCTCAAAAAGATCAAACCCTGCCAAGAACTCTGTAGTTCCAAGAGCAGCTGAATTAGCACCCTTAGCAAACTTAAAGTTAGTAGCTGTTGACAGGTTGGTAGGATCAAAATTATCGCCATTGTCGATATTTGTCCCCGCACCAGCTGCCGCATAGCTTGAATCAAATCCTGCCATCCAAACATAATCTGAACGACTATTGATTATATCAATCGCATAGTTTGTTGTACCATCGGTATTTTTAGCATTATTACCAACGGACATAAACGGATACCGTTCTAGAATTGTACCACGGGTACCAGTAAATTCTCCTGATGAGTCTACGACAACAACGTGAATTTCATCATTAGATGCACCAATGTCTGAAGCAAATTCTGAAGTGCTTGGTGCACCATCAAATTCACCTGCATATGCCCAAGTTGAAAAGGCAGTTGCATCTGGAGGACATACAGAAACCTTAAGTCCGTTTCCTAGGTCGCCAGGGTATTTTGCGATAAATGTATGACTTGCTGCAGCCAGCGTAGATTGCTGACCTAAGAAATCTGTTTCGTTTTTAACGACGGGAGTACCAAGACCTCCGTCAGAATCTGTTGCGAGCTGCCCAGTAGTTGAGCGAGCATTTAAAGCATCTGTTGTCATTTCGCGAACGACTTGGAGTGAACCTGAGTAGCGTAGGAAATAAGAAGCAGAATGCCAATCTATTGTGTTTGCTGAGTCTGGAGTAGCAAAGGTGTTAGCGAGGTTTGTCTCGTTATCAATTAACACTCTTTGTTCCACAGGGCCCCAACGAAAGTTCCCTACGATTGCGCCTGTAGTTGACTGAACGTTTGGAACGCCACCAGTCAGATCTATTTCTTTGACGACAACAGCTGGGGAAGCAGACGGTGTTGAAAGTGCCATTTTTATCTTCCTCTGTTAAAAAATTATATGTTCCATAATACGGTTAGTCAACTTACCATTATTTATAATTTTGTTACATTATAGGTCAGGGTCGTATATGTGTCTGTCAGTGATGATATCTGTTGCCCAAGAGTTATCATTTCTTTCTATCTGATCAATATATTCTGATCCATCGTCTATAATACCAAACGGAACCATGTCATCTTCAATCTCTTGCATCTTCTGTTTAAATAACATTTCCTTAAGATTAATATCTGTCATATCTGAAAAATATTGGGTAGAGACAAAATAACCGAACATTACAAAGTTCATTACTAGATCATCGTGGTTACCATCAGAAGCCTCATATGATTGACCTTTGGCTTCAAATGTGGATATCTCCATTATGGTTTTTTCATCCACGATCTTTATTTTATTGTTTTCAAGTATATCCTTAAAAGCAGAACACCCTAATCTTTTTGTTTTTCTAGTAATCTCAATTCCTAATCCACTTGATTTAACTGCAGACTCAACATGCATGTTTTCATATTCTAAATCGTGATAAAGGCCGTTACATACCACAGAACCCTGATCATTTGATTCAATTACTACATAAGCACCATTGTAAGCCTTTGCAAATTTATAAATAATATTCGGGAAGAGTATCGGAGAGATAGTGTTGTTGCGATATACAGCAACCTGTGCAAACGGGCGAACGCTAATATCGATCAAATTGAACGTAGAATAATCCTGTCCTCTTCCCTTACTTACATCAACGGTCATGATATACTCATGGTCCTCAATTGGTTCTTCATACACCAAGAATTTACCACCCTCAAGAACCTTTTTAGGATTTAATGCTCTCAGACCTAAAAGTGTCTCGGCATTAATTAATGTGTCACCTGTTCCGAAGAACGTGTTACCGAACTCTTGATCAAACTGTAACTGAGATGTATTTGATATAGTCTGATTTTTCCACTCTTCATCTCGGCCTGGCACATCCCACCAGTCAACTCGGAATGATTTAAATTCATTTACACCTTGCACAGAGCCTTCCCATATCTTATGAAACTGGTTACCGATACCGTTAGCTGTGGAGGTGATAATCACCTTTGTATCTTTACCAGATGATACAACAGGATATGTGGATGTATAGAACTCAGCTGCTCTTTCTACGAAGGCAAACTCATCGAGATATAGAAGATTAACTGACATACCACGAATAGAGCTACCAGAGGTCGCAGCCGCGATGATGCGACTGTTATTACTAAATTCCAAAGATCCTTTATTGAGTGCTTTTGAACCAGGTTGAAGAAAGAACGGGATGTTCTCAAGCATGAGTGTAATACGTGAGAGCATTTCACGAGCAGTCGCGCCCTTGTTCGCCAAGACCGCAATTGTTTTTTCTGAGTGGAAGAGGGCAAACCATAAGAGATATGCACAGGCTGATATTGACTTGCCTGATTGACGACATGCGAGAACGACATTAAATCTATTTTCCTCAAAATGGTTAAACATTTGCCTTTGATATGGGTATAGGTTAAATGGAACTAACCCCTCATCAAGTGCAATAACTTTTACATATTGCTCACAGAAATATGCCGGATCTTTCATGCATCTCTTATATTCCTTTAAGAGTTCTGGTGTCCATTGTTGTAGCACACCATCTCTCTTGACATTAGGATTCCCGAGATATGATTCTTTCTGGTTCAACATCTACAATATCATCTTGTTGTAATAACCTTTGAATATCAGCAGTCGAACCAAGGAAATAATTGTTCTGCTGATTTTCAACCTGTTTCACTTCATCTTTTTCATTCATCTGTTTTTGTTTTTTATTCAGGTCCATTAACTTGTCATTGGTATCCGACACGTTTTTAATCAAACCTGAAAGAACTTCGTATGCCCGAGGATGTTCTGATTCACGAGCAACCTCTATCATATTCTCGAGAGCATCTTTACCTTTTTCAATTAAATCATAAAGTGTTTCACGAGAATATTCATAGTCATCTTTTACATTATCTTCTTCATTATCACTCATGGTTTATTCCTAAGCTGAATCTTGTATAGCTGAAGGTGTACCCAAAGGTGGAGGATTTCCTATAGCTCCATAGTCACCATTATTAATTTCATTCCATAATTTTATAGAATGATTTTCTGTATCATTTTGATTTACTGTAAAAGGTACAGAACCTAGACCAACAAAATCAACTGTACAATCAATTGTTGTTTGATCTGAATCTGACCAATGTATATTTGTTACTGTAGTATATTCCATTACGCTACCCTTTGCCATAGTATTGCCGGAGATGCATCATAATTTGTACCACCAATTTTAATAGCACTTTCTATCACTGATTGACTGACATAATTTAAGGCTTTCCAAGTACCTGATCCTATTGAAATACTATTGTATAATCCATCTGGATATCCACCACTCTGTAACTGTCCTATATAATACAAATTTGCCCCGGATATAGTGTCGCCAGGAAAAATACCTGGATATGTTGAACTAAGATTATATGTCTGAGTAACCGATCTTAGACATTTACTAATCATATAACTTCCAACCGGATGTGTCAATGGGGTGGTACTACCATCTCCACTAATACCTGAACCAGTTATAAGAGCACCAGTTACAACACTATTAACATAAGTGGCATCAACAACACCAGTTACTGTTGATGAGTCAAGGTAATTTGCATCATTTGTAAATGTAGAAACAGGTAATCCGGATACATATGAACTATCTGTAAAATCTGATGTGTTGTATGTTATTTGACGTGCCTGAACATATGCACTATCTACAAGATTAATTGCTTCAGATGAATCCAAGAAATCTTGAGATGGAGCAATTCCTAAAATATATGCAGAGTCAATAATACCTGTTACATATGTTGAATCTCTAAGTGTTACCCTGTCTTGTACATATGCGGAATCAATAATGGTTTCCAAATATGATTCAGGCACGCGTTGTTGAATATATGAGGAATCAATAAATCCTTGTACTTTAGCAGAGTCAAGATTTGAAATCGACAACTGCTGAAAGTTATCATCTAACTCATCGTGAGTTAGGGTAGAACCCTTTGTTCTCCTTAATATGATTGCCATTTCTTATCTCCTATTATGACAGTCCGCTATCGTATGTGAGGTCTATATCAGTTGAAAATCCGAAGTCACTATCTGGTAATCCGATAACGGACGATGGGTTCGGAGTAACTGTAATTCTTTCTATTTTTCTGTCAGAGTCTAAGTTTACACCTTGATTCATTAGGAATACATCTGCAACAGAAGAACGAATAATATCACCAGTTCCAATAGATCCATAGAAGGAAACCTTCATCTGGAAATCTAGTGTATAAATTATCGTTCTACGAGTTTCCAATGATCCTTCAAAATCATCAGAAAAAGAAACTCCCTGAATAATAATGGGAATATCCTCTTTGAAATCAGGATACTCAGATGAAAACGGTTTAATTGTTATCGTATATTGTGGATTAAATGTAGGCAATATTTGCTCTACAAGTTGTAGAGCATCATCCTGATTCTTTGCCATGATATTAAGTTGAAACCCAATCTCATAGGGAACAGGAGCATTAAATTTTTGCCTATCGTTGTCTGATAATCCAAGTGCTTTAAAGTTACTGACCTTTGTCAACTGCCGTGTGTTATCATATGCTATACTTGTAATCTCAAATGACATACGTGGTAGTTTGAGAGCAACTTGTGAGTTATCTAAAAGGTCAGGATTTGTACGAATCCTCTCTAGGTATTTTTGTCTTGGTGCATATGCAAGTGGCACCTTCTGCTGATTTAACACAGAACCGTTTGAGTCAAGACGAACGACATACAGGTTATTAAACAGTCTTCCAAATATGGAAACCGCTTTCCGGATCTTAGAATGATAAAAATATGTACCAAACATTATTGATTCTCCGGATCACCAAATGGATTATCTTCACTAAAGTCAATGAAATCATCTATGTACTGTTTAGTGAACTCATCATTCTGTTCAGTTGCAGATAGGTTATTGATCTCAGTTACAGCACTTGCCGTTAAACCAGTTGTTGCACTAAGTGTGTTATTTATAACATCGGCCCCGGTAATGAATGTATGGAACTTACCGTCGTCTGCGCCAACATTTGATAAGAATAAGTGTATACTTGAATCACCAGAAGAATCCAATGTAATCCTTTGGATTTCACCACTCATCTTGACACCACCGGCAATAGTCTGTCCTACACTATCGCCGATACTGTATGCACTGTCGATGGCAGAACCGCCGATAAACTGTATGGTAATTGCTGAGTCAGTTGTATAGTTACCACTGTCTGTCAGAGTGATACTTGTTACAGCACCACCACTTACTGTAGCTGTTGCAGTGGCCGAATCTATGGGTGTTCCACCGATAAATGCAATTGTAGGTGCATAGGTGTAGTATGTCCCACCTTGAATCAGGCTAATTGAAACAACACCATCACTGTCTTGCACCAATGAAGCAGTTGCCTTCTTAGGAGCAGTAAGGGATACCTTATAAAGATATGAGAAATTCTCTTCAATATCTTGGATGTCATCAATCTGATTATCAAAGTCCTCACCGGTATATTCAAAGAGAGTACAACGCATCTTATAAACAGGTAGATTTTCAATTTGGTAGAATGGTTGTTCGTGTTCTACATGCCGGATCTCAAACATCTTTTTTGTAAGAGGTATCCAAATTAGGTCACCTTCGGCAGGTCTGTCAAGATCAATACCGCTGGTTGTCATTCTACGGACTTGAGTTTCAAACCTCTGTTTGGAAACAACCAAGGTAATCTCATCTCTGATCTCTACGCCGAACCGTGTAAACAGGTCTCCCTCTCCATCAAATCCTTCTGGATTATCGATGTACATCTCGATCTTATGTGATGTAGGAAACTTAGATGTAGGATCATCACCAAGCAGTGTGTCCTCGTTAACTATATGCCTTGGAAGATAATATAGATCTTGTCCGTATATCTTTAGAGCCTCTATGACGAGGTCCTCATAGAGATTCATTTCAGATCTTACTTTTTCTGAAAAGTAAAAATTTCTCGCCATAAAATTATCCTAAGAAGAAATCAGGTGGCATCTCATGATCTAGCCTAATTCGTTCTCTTAACTGTTGAATCTCTGTTGTAGCATCGTCATAGATTTGACGGCCGTTGAATGTAACACCACCAGGCAGCTGAACACCTTCAAACTTGATAAGGTTCGAACCCCACTGTTGCTTAATCAGTGCAGTTGTATATTCTTTCAACCATAGATCATTCCATATTTGAGAATGTTCATCTGGATCAACAATAGAGTATATCTCTGCAACAATATATTCACCCACCTTGATATCACCATCTACAAAGTCACCAAAGATATAAAGTCTGTCCTGATGCCGTGACCACTGAACTTGTGGAGTGCCGTTTAACTTTACATCTAGCAGTGAAAGGTACTGTTGCATCTGCTCGTAATAGGCAAGGTCACCTGCAAAGTTCTGCAGGTCTGCAATGTCATTTAACATCATCTGATACTTGATATCAAAGAAGTTGAATGAAGAATTAAAAGATGATGAAATTGGAAACATCTTGGTTACAGTCAAGACGTTGCTAGAGATAGGAATATACTCGTTATTGATATCTGTCTGAGTAACCTGGTGTTTTAGGTATGTGCGGACAGTAGCATCTACATGGTACTCTTGGTAATACTGTAGAGCTTCATCCACACGATCCTCAACCTGGTCGTCATCTACGTTGATCTCGATGACAGGATCACCTAGTCTTCGCTTACAGTAATCTATTAAATCTTGTCTAGATGATGGAACTGCCATAAAATAGTCTCCGACACGTTAAAGTATTTGGTACTATTTATATGGTTTTATAATTCAAACTCTGCTGTTGGTGGTGTAAATGATGATGTATATCTACCAAATCCTTTACTGATTCTTAAATCTTGTAAATAACCAGTCCAATTAAAACTGATATTTGTATTATTTCCATATGCTCCTATTCTGAGTCTAGAAGCTGCATAATCATGTGTATCTGCTGCTGATGTTTGAAGAACTCCATCCTTAAATAAGTATGTTGTTCCATTTACTCTAGAAGCAGCAATATGATACCAAGTCGTATTTGACATACTTCCAAATCCAGTAGTATATAAACTGCTACCTGTACCAGTTGTTGATGTGTGATAGACTAAATGCCCTTGAGAAGTTGCATGATGAATACCTGTATCACCAAAACTCCCATCACTAAACTCCAAAAGATATGAAGGTTCATACGTTGTGTGATATAACCACATTTCCCAAGTAAAGTCACCAGTACCAAAGGCAAATAAATCAGTGTCCTCTGTATCAATATAATCACCAGTTCCATCAAAATATACAGATGATGATGTAGTAAATTTTCTTTGCGCAGTTGAAGTTGCTGCATTACCAAAAGGTTTTAAACTATTTGCCGCAGCAGTATCATTTAAACTAATATCATAAGCATTCTGTATTTGATATACAGTTCCTGTTATCCAACCAAGTCTTGAAGTTGGTGGCGTGAAGTTAGATGTATATACAGCAGTTCCTTTTACTATTCTAAAATCAGCGATGTATGACCCTGACAAACCATAACTACTGCCCTGTTTTCCTATGTGTGTATCAACATTACTTCCTAAATCTCCACTAAATGTTGCACTGCCAGAGGTGAGTCCATTTCTATATAATGTAACAGTTGTCCCATTTCTAACTAGAGCATAGTGATACCATTGATTTGAATTTGCTGCGGATGCTTCATTTATCTGTGTACTTGTACCATTCATATAAACCCTATATTGATTTGTACCAGAGGGGTAATTTTGTATAAGTATGTTTGTTGATGATGAATATCCAAGATCAAGAAACGTGCCATAATTGACTTGAGCACCAT